TGTGGTTCTTAGATTTACCAGAACCTTCTATAGAACAGTCAGGACTTATTAGTATTCTAGTAGGTGCAGGAGCTGCTTGGTTTGGTTTATATGTTAACAGTGCTGCAAAAGAACACGATTCAGATAACAAGAAGTAAGTAAACAATGGCTGACGAACCTATAGACAAGTCCATTAACGAAAGTAATAAGAAAGTTGCTGAGAGTAATGAAAAGGTTGCTCAAAGCAATGAGACTCTTGCTAAAAGTAATAAAGTAGTTGGTGATAATTTAGCTAAAAAATCTACAGATATTTTTCCAGGATTAAGTGGTGTTACTGCTAAACTTGGTGAAGTAATTGATAATGCTAAAGATAATACTAAATCATTATCAGAAAGACTTACTGATGGATTTAAAAATCAATACGAAAGTTTACAAAAGAATGCTGACATATTAGGTAACACTAAAGACGCGTTCAGTAATGATATTGGTAAACTAGGAATGGCCTTCGCACCTTTAACATCAATACCTGGTGTTGAAACAGTATTAACACTTGTAAAAGGTATTATGTCTAAGTTATTACTTACAACTATAAACGCTTTCAGATTTCAAAGAAAAGAAGCAGCCAAAAAGAAAGGATCAGATAGATTAAAAGCATTACAAGGTGGTGGTACTGATACACCTGATATTGAAACTCCCGATCTACCAGATTCGAAAGGTATATTTAAATTATTCTTTGGTGGTCTAGCTGTAGCAGTATCAGTTTTCTTTAAAGGTTTCCTCGCAGGGTTCAAACAAGGTCTAGCTAAAACATTACAATTCTTTGGTATTAACAGATGGACTAAAGCTTTAAATGCATCAGCATTGAAAAACTTACGATCAATGGGTGGTAAGATTACAGCTTTTGGTAATAAAATTAGAAAGTTTTTTGCACCATTAGGTAAAGTAAGTCAAATATTTCAACCTGTAATTAAAACAGTTACAAATATATTATCTAGAATAGGTGCGTTTGGTAAAGTACTTGGTAAAATATTTTTCCCTATCAATGTATTACTCGGTGCAATAGCGGGACTAAAAAATGCTGTAACAGGTTTTGAAAGATATACCGGTGAAGGACTAGCTGCTCAAATACTTGGAGGTATTACAGGTTTCCTTGGTGGTGTTACATCATATCTAGTTGGTTGGCCTTTAGACTTACTTAAATCAGCTGTAACTTGGATTGGTGATAAGTTAGGATTCGATATGTCAGCACTTGAAGAATTCTCTTTTCAAGATATGTTTAAAGATTTATACAACTTCCTTGGTGACAATATAATTGATACATTTAATTATATTAAAGACTTATGGAATAATATAGACTTAGGAGAATACTTTAGTAACTTGGTATCAATAGCAATGAATAAAATGAAAGTAATCTTTGGTAAAATTGTAGCATTCCCTAAAGCTGTTGGAGCAGGATCAGCTGCTGCTGTTGGTGCGTTCTTACCAGGTGGTGAATCACCAGTAGAAGCATTCAATAGAGCATTCAATGAATCTATGGCTGGATCAGCAGCTAGAATTGAAGCAGAACAATTAAAAGGTCAAGAACTACAAGCACAAATGGATGCTACTACAGAAGCTGCTAGAGATGTTGAGTATGGTGGTAAAGATAGAGATGCTAAAACTGTTAACAATGTTGTACAAACGAATAATCAATCTGTTTCTAATACTAAAAAATCAGCACCTTCGAAACAAAGAGTATCAGACGAATTTAGTCATAGATTAGCCTTAGCTCAATAGGTGAAAAAACTAGCCCCGCTTCCCGCTGTTAATTCCGATATCTCCTGCCGCTTCAGATATCTTTCCTCATTGAATGTCAAGAATCCCCATTCTTAACCGTCCCGTCTTCATTAGATCACATTGAAGACTCGTAACCTGACACGAAGGTTACTCCCATATTCCTGAATTAGGTTATAGTATTTATAACTCTATTACTGATCATTAGCAAGTTTTTCGAAATAACTCATAGTATCATCTTTTGAGTTACTAGAAGTACTTGCTGGTGCTGGTGTTTCAGCCCAAGGTGTCTCGTCAGCAGTTGCTGTTAAACCAACAGTATTATCTTCTGCGATTGATTCAGCTGTTGCTGTTGACGCTTCACTACCTGATAATCCTAAAGCTCTATCTAACTGAGCTTTTAATTCATCATAAGATTTAAATTGATCAGGTGCAATAATCTCTGCTAGAGAATGTTGCTTGTTGTAGATACCTTCTAAAACAGAATCATCTTCTGAGATAGGAGCAGGACTTGCGAACTCTGATTTATCATAGTTCCAATATCCATCTACTTTTCTAACTTTAAGTTTAAAGTCAGCACCTTCCCACATATCAAATGGATTTACAGGTTTCTCGTCCTCGAACTGAGGTTGCATTACATCTTTGATCTTCTCAAAGATTTTTTTACCGAAACGATAAAGCATAACTTTACCTTCGTTCTCAGGATGCGTTGGATCAGAAACAACAAGAACATTAGCTACATAATGTAACCTTCTTTTTTGTTTTCTTGCTTGATCCTTTTGAGCTTCATCACCACTGTTCCATAGTTGAGTATTGTACTCACTTATCGGACAATTTTGATTAAGTGTTGTCAAAGATTTCTCTATTAACCAACCACCTGGACCTTGAAAACCATGATCCCAATATTGGACCCATGGAAGTTCTTCTCCATTAGATGCTGGTAAGAAACGAAGGACAGCGTAACCATTACCAGATTTATCTAGTTCTGGTTTCCAGTATCTATCGTCACCATAGGATTTCTTTTCTGAAGTCTCTGATTCCAGAGCAGTTTGAAGTTTGTCGAATCCGCCTCGACTGCGTTTTAATTCATTAAATGACATTTTATCTCCTTGTATTTAATTGTATTATTATATTATCCACTTTATTCATTATATAAAACTATCGTATGTTAACGGTTTTTTAATTCCGTCATTATATATAGTATAATTGACATTTTCAAATCTGTCAATCACTTTCTTTATCTGTGCTTCTTGAGTTCCTAATAGTGAGTTAGGATTATCAGTACCAACCCTCAAGCGAGAAGTTTCTTTCTCTCTTTCATAGGCATTAGTACCAGCATAGATATTCTGATAAGTATCTTCTTGAAAGTTCCATATTGAATCGAAACCAACAAGACATACTTCATCAAAACCCATTATAGAAGCCTGAGCCATAGCTTGACTTCCTGCAAAGAAGTTAACACTAAATCTAGAGTCTTCTTCTGTACCTTGCATGTTCGTTATTTTCCATTGTGAGTCAACACCCACAACATGAACTTCCATGATATCTGATATATCATCTTGAAGTCCGAATATCCAACATTCACTCCATCTATCTAAATCAGATTCTTTAACAGCGAATGAAGGATCAAAAGACATGAGTATAACCTCTTTCATATCTTTAGGTATAGGATCAAAGTCAGGAAATATACATTTATTATCTTTAGGATATTCTGACTTACATATTTCTTTTATGATATTAGAATCACCCGATACTAGATAATCAGGACTATAATCTCTATACAAAGCGTTACAACCAAATGTAGTACCATCAAGTGTATCTAAATCTAATCCTTTTCTAGAAGGACCATTTCCAATTATATAAGCTACAGCCATACTTCTCTAACTTGTTTTCTCAATTTTAATCTATCTAATTCTACGAACGGTTTCAACTTAATTAACTTGTCTCTCTCTTTTGGCCATATAAATGTTTCTTGTATTAGTTCATCATAGTCACCAAATACACCAAACATATGGTCAAAGAAAATAACTGTCTCAGGATATATCTTCTTACCTAAATATTCTTTTAATAAAGGTGGGTGTTGACCATTCTCACTTTCTAAAACTAGATTAATATCATCATAAGATTCTTTAAGATATTTCATATCTTGTATGACACAATATGACAATTTCTGTTTCTTCTTTTTAAACTCTTTGTAGTTATCAACACATTCTTGATCTAGTAAATTTTTTACATAGTATTTTTGTTGTGAAAGATTAGCAACTAGAAAATCTCTAAGTTCATCACCATGTTCTCTAACTAATTTAGCAAAGTGATACTTATCATTTCTTTTTAGAAATGCAGGTAACTTTACAGGTACTTTACCATTGTACTTAAAAAAATCATACGAATCTGTATGAAAATGATTATTGATAGCTAAGTACAAACAGTAAGCATCAAATCCTTCACGACTTGTCATTAATATAATCTAGGTCTGGCTAATGTGTTATTGTTTAATTGATTGAGTTGTTCTCTACGAATAGCTTCTTTCTTTTTTCTCTGTCTTTTCTGAGCAGGCTTTTCGTAATATTCTCTCTTACGAACTTCTGCTACAATACCAGCTCTTTCACACTTCTTCTTGAACTGTCTAAGCATGACATCAAAAGGAATAGGTCCTTCGTGTTTTCTCTTTTTCTTGAAATGTTTTCTTTGATGATAAGATTTTTGTCTTTGTGGTCTCATATTATTTTATTGTATTTTATTGTATATTATTATATTGGTAATTTTGCGTTTGATTCTTCTTTTAAAAATCTAAGACTTACAGCCTCAGCTTTGATTTTCTCTTTTAGGGGAGGAGTTATCAATCCTTTGACTGAATCAGGTTCTAAATGATTCTGTTGACAAAAGTAAACGATAGCATCTATATACGATAAATGTTTTTCTATTACTAATTCTTCAACTGAGTTTGTAAACTTCTTTTTAGTTAAGATCATATATCTATTATACTACCGAATCCTGTGAGGTCAAGTTTTTGGTGTCATTGATTCTTCTGTTTGTTTCAATGCTCTTAATATCCCGTATTGTCTTTCGTCAATACCATAGTTATTGTGAGATATAAAAAACAAACAATACAATACTAATGCTCTAGTCATTCGGTCCTCTGTTGTGACCAATCATAGGTTTCCAATTTTGTATTGCTTTGTGTATAGCTTCTTCTGCTAAGACTGAACAATGTAATTTTATGGGAGGTAATTGAAGAGCGTCAGCTATGTCTTTATCTTTGATTGCTTTTGCTTCTTCTATTGTTTTACCTTTTAACATTTCTACAAACATAGTGCTTGAGGCAATTGCTGAACCACAACCATATGTTTTAAACTTTACATCTTCAATAACATCACCTTTCATTTTTAAATCTAACTTCATAACATCACCACAAGCCGGAGCTCCTACCATACCGGATATAACAGTAGGATCAGAAGGGTCAAATCTTCCGACTGAATGTTGTTCTGGATTTTTGAGTACTGATTCAAATCTTTCTACTACTTCTTTACTATATGCCATTGTTACTTTTTTGTGAATTTTTTAATTTTAATCATCATTGTCCTGAATGTAAGGTTATAAATGTTATAAATATTTACCGTAAAGTTAATGATGATTTTACATAACTATTTATAAAGGATACTCCAATGAATGTTAAACAATCATGGAGTAGACACGGCGAAGAAGTAAAAGCTGCAACCACCGGCGTAATCGAATTGGTCTTTGTAACATTAGGAGTATTTTCTCCTGTTCTGATCATAATGTTTACTATGTAAATTGAAGTGTAATATAGCTTAGGCACTACTCCTACTATAAACCATATTCAGTCTTGTACTGAGAACGAAGTCCTAACAGCTGGTCAACCCAGCTGTCAGGATTTTCAACAAACAACTGAGCTTGTCCAGTTTCTTCTACTGACACTATCGTTACTATTCTTTCAACAGGTACTTGATACCTTTCTTCAAACATCTTAGCATACGCTGTTTCTTGCATGAAGTAATTCTTAATCTTACTTGGAGACTTTGCTTTAGTTGATGTTTTAAAATCTATAACAGATACTTTACCACCCCATTCAGCAATACAGTCTACTCTACCTGCCATACAAAGATCATCACTATATAAAGCACCTTCTAACATATAGATATCACCTATCTGTTCTGTTAGTGATTTAGTTTGATTGAACATCATTAAATCTAATGGTGTTGCTTTAGATAACTGTTCTGAGATATCTTTGTTGTTCAGAAAATCTTCTTGAAGATAATGATATCTTGAACCACGACCCGCAGCTTGTCTAGAAATCTTATTAGCTTTTTCTTCACCAACATTCTTTCTCCACTGCTTGATCCACTTAGCATTTAACATACCCGTTACACTTGTAACTGAAGGATACTTATTTCCTTGTGGTGTAACATAATATCTTTTTCCGTCTATATTTTCTGTAGGTAATTGTACGGACTCATAACCTTTCAAGTGATTAAACATTTTTCTTATTATTCCTTGCTTGTATCTTTGCGTGTTTTTCTACAACTTCTCTAGTCTTAACTTCTTTAGCTGTTCTTCTAGTGTGTTCTCTAGCTACTGCTCCACTCGGATGTGCTTCACCAACTTTCTGTAATACTTCTTTGAAACCATGATTGTCAATATTACCTGCTGATATAGTACCAGATACTATACCAGGAACTTTAGTGTAGTGTTGTTTCATGTGAGGATTATCTTTCAGATATTGTTCTTTCTGAGATATCGTCATGAAGTGTTCTTCTACTTCATTCGTTTCTGTATTTAGAAAATCATAAGTTGGCATGCTTAGTCCTTTCTTTTAAGACTTCAATTTCTTTGAGTTGTCTTTCATTGGGTTCTTTTACACTCTCTAATCTTGTTAGAGCATTTAGTCTTCTTCTAGTTAGACCTTTCTTTCTCCAAGCGTTTGTCATTCACCTTCCTTTAATACTTGTGGTTTTGAATCTACAACATCAGGTATACTACTCATGTAGTCATTCATCTTAGACTCAAGTTTCTCTGAAACTCTTTTCTGTTCACCAGTGATCTCCTGAATGAATTGTCTTTCTTTTATAAGTTCTTCTTGAGTATTACCATTCTCTTTTACAAGTTCTTTGATTCTTACATGAGCTTGTTGAAGTTGTCGTTGCATCTCTGAAATATTATCTTTAAGAATTTCTATCTCTGTTTTTAGATCCATTGTTTTTTTGTTCCTACAAATCTTTTAACTATTTCTAGTTCTTCTGGTTTAAAATCTTCAATACTTTTAGGACCATATAATGTCCCAAACCTGACACACTTATTCGCTGCGTCACAATGAGTAATCCAATCTTCATCTGTCATTTGTGTCTTATGTTGATTATCATCGGTGAACTTAAATATTGCTTGTCCAACCTTTGTAAAAAACACTTCTATTGGTGACGGATCATAATATCCTCTTGGTTTACCTCTATGTAGTTTGTCATTATAGACTTCACTCGTCTTCATTCTTTTTATCCTTATTTTTAAATTGTATTATATTATCTGTATATTTAGGTTTAGGTTCTTCTTCTTGTTCTTCTTGAGTTAATTGAAAGTCTTTAAATTCTTCTAGACCAGCACCAGCTAACATGATTGGTAATAAATCTCTACCAATTAGTTCAGCAGGAATACTACCTGTAGCTGATGTTGTTATTAGATCATCTAATGCTTTACTATTTCGTAAATAAGAATCTAACATCATAGCAAACTGCACACCCGCCTTGTAGACTTCATGTCCTTCCCAATCGACTTCACGATAGATAGAATCATCATCTTCACCAAAGATAAGTTGTACATCACGATCCTTTGTAATTCTAATGAAAACATCACCGACATCACCATTAATTGTAAACCTACTCATTATCTCTTTTCTTCTTCTCCTGTCTCATGTGTTCCATGAAACGATTGAAACCTGTATCATCTAAGAAAGGTATTTGATTACCCATGGCATTCTCATACTTGTTCTTTCTTAGATATTCTAACATATACATAGAACCTGATTTCTCACCACTCTTGAATGAGAAGTAGACGGCTGCTACTACTAATCCTAAGTAAGAAATCATTTGTATAGCTATGTATGATGTCATAATATAATTATTGTATCAAAAGGGTACCTGTGGTTACAAGCACTATCTAGTGATTTTTTGTAATCTGTCAATCTGTTGTTGTATGATAGCCTTTCTGTTTGGCCAATAGATGTATTCTTTATCTTCATTCTTCATTAAGTTTTGCAATAAAGGTAGAATGAGTTTTTCACATTCGATTAATCTGTCTTTAAAATCTAATTCTTTTTGTGAGTCAATAGCTGATAAACTTTCTTTATGATCTTCTAGTTCACCTAATGTTTTGGAGACTAGTTTAGATAGTAAGTCAACTTTAGAATCAAGTTCTTCTATCTGTGCTGAGTTTGCTTGACCAGCAGAAGACTTAGCAACAGCTTCAAGTTT